GGATGACTCGCTGGTCATCTGTGAGCGCAGCGACGAACGTGTGTGGGACGGCTTCGGAAGTTTTGTAGAAGGGCTGGGATTCGTGTTGACGGTAACCCCGGCAGTCTATGAAATGGAGGAAGTGTCTTTTTGCCAAATGCAACCGATCTTCAATGGGGAGACATGGCGTATGGTGAGAAGGTGGCCCACATGCATTGCTAAGGACTGCCACGTGGTCTTGTCGGTGAAGACGCGTGAGGCAATGATGTCATACCTGGCTGGGCTAGGTGTGGCAGGAGCCGCTCTGTGTTCAGGTGTACCAGTGATGCAGACGTTTTATGCCAGCTTATCTGCACTGGGAGAAGCCAGGAAGGCCGCTGATATGGGCGATCTTGGTATGTACCAGTGGATAGGCAAGCTTGAGGGAAAGATTGTGCCTGTGACCGACGACAGTCGTGTCAGTTTCTGGAAGGCCTTCGGGCTTACTCCGGAACAGCAATGCAATCTCGAAGCGGCATACGCCACTATACGACCCCATGACGTTGTGTGGGACGTCAATAAAGATACGGTGGTGGACTGGAAAGCCATCACTATGCCACAAGGGGGTCTGTCTTCTTAAACGACCCAAAACGGACAACGTGCTAAACAAAATGCCGAGAGACTGCACGGCGTTACCCGGAAACGGGGGAGACAGATGAACAGTCCCTGTGTGTTCTGCAGGAATCCCCTACACATGGACAAACAAAAACTGGTGAAGAAAGGCGTGGCCCCGGCAAAACGGGGCGGTCGAGGCAAGGGCGTGGTCAGGCCACTCGATTCTACTATGACTACAAAGCAGCGAGTTGTGCCCGCTGCTCTGTCAACAGGTGCAGGCACAAAACCAACGAGGACGCTAGTGGTGAGCAGGACAGAAGTGGTGACGGACATCCACCTTACGGGCGGGAGTTTTTCACTCACAGACAGCCTGAGCAACGCAACGCGTCTGATCCATCCAGGGAACAAGGTTATGTTTCCTTGGTTGAGCAACATTGCACCTTGTTACGAGAAGTACAAGGTGTCGAAACTAAAGTTCCGTCTCATCTCAG